TCGGATTGAGGACGGCGTCGGGCCACCAGGGCAGCGTCGTGGGCTGCACGGTGACTTGCGGATTCGGCAACGGCCCGAGGTCCTGCGTAAAGAGGAACCAGGCGTTGTAGGCCTCGGCCTCGGGCCGCTGAAACACCCACAGCAGTTCCTTGACGGGATTGGCGTAGGGAACCTCGACGCGGAGTTGCTGAAGGCCCAGCGTCGCCTGCGGCGTCACGGCCTGGTGCTGTTCCACTTGATACGTGAGTTCGGCGTCTCGGAACCCGAGGGCCTCCTTCAAGTCCAAGGATATGTATTCGATGAGGGCATAGGCGTCTGTAATCGATAAACGGAGGGGCATCGAGAGGCCGGGAATGACCGAGGCATTGACGGCGGCCGGCCCCTGCCCCACCGACACTTGGACGACGGGGGTGCCGGCCGCATTCCGTTGGAGAAACTGGGCCCCCAGCAACGGCGTCATGAGTCCGTCCGCCATTCCCTTGGGCGCCAGGGAGAGGGGAAGGGACGGGTTCACACGGGCTTCGGTAAAGTATAACTGCGACACCGGTCGAAAGGTGACATGGACCCGCACCTTGTCGGCCGACAGGGCGTCAATCGGTAGCGCGTGGCTATAGACGCCGGGCCGCGCGAACCAAAAGGGGATAGGGATATAGACGGTCGTCGGCGTCGGAGTCAGTAACGAAGTGTTCGTAAATCCGTTGGGAATCCGTGCTATCATCGCATTCTTGGCCTGCGCCGATTCGACCGTTTCGTACAGCTCGTCGAGGATTTCCAACAGTCGTCCGTCGAGTGCTTCGACGATAGCACCGCCTATCTCGAGCTCCACTCGTTGAACGAGAGCGTGCCCCAGACTATTGGTCCAGCCGTAGAGCGGCCCTAGGAAGGTCCCCTGATTGGATAGGCTCGTACCTCCTGCGGCCTGTATCGCGGCGAGTTGGACCGTGTAGATATCGGGCATTGTAACGGCAATCGTAAAGCCGCTGACGAGCTCGCCGATGCGAGGGACGGTGAGAGTGACGCGCTGGCCAAATTCGGGGACTCCGTCGAATTCGATGCGGTTCCACTGGGCGGCCCACCGTGTCGTCTTGTGGACGACGTGTACAAATTGCTCTATCTGAGGCCTCCCCACAGGGGGCTGGAGTCGCGTGTCGGCGAGGCCCGTGCTAACGAGCACGAGGCTATTTGCGACAGTGGCCGCCATTTACTCTACTCTATTGACGGGATTCGCGCTTAGATTATCACCGTGACCCAAAAAATAGTTTTTGTCTTTTTTTGTTTGTCTTTGTTGTCTTTGTCTTTTAGTTGTTTTTAGTCATTTGTCTTTTATTTGTTTTTTTACTTGTTATACAGCGACAGGGTCTCCTGCCTCTACTTCGGGGTCTGCCGCAGAAGACCCCTCCACGTAGACGCCCCCTACCACATCCAACTCCCCTAGGACCCGGGTCGAGCTAATGGCCGAGTCGCAGTAGAGCTTGGGGTGGACGGCCAGGGCCAGCTCCCGCTTCCCCCCGTGCATAGACGCCTTGTAGCGGTCCATATTGAGGTCGGCATCGTCCGCCATAAGGAAGTGGTGGACCTCGACCCTATCCTTCTGGCCCATCCGATAGGCGCGCGCTACTGCCTGGTCGACGACAGCGGGGTTCCAGTGGGTGGTCGGGAATACGACCCGCTTGAACTGCTGGAGGTTGAGCCCTGCGCCCCCTGCGACTATCTGGACGAGGATAGCGGCCTTCTGGAGGCCCCCCTCCACGGCCGCCTTACTCTCGGCGCACACCTCATCGCGAGCCTTATCGGTCATCCCTCCGCCTATCTTCCAGCAGCGGTAGCCGAGGGTCGTAAGCTTCTCCTCTATGAGCTCCATCTCCTGCTTGAAGGTCGTAAAGACGATGGTGGGGGCGTCCGGCGTAGTCGCCATAAAGTCTCCAAAGGCCGTGAACTTGGAGGCCGTGCCCTCCCAGGCCGTGCGGGGATAGCTGGAGCCGTACTTCGCCACCATAGAGGCCACGTAGATAGCCGGATGGGAGATGAACTGGCAGATGCGGAGATAGAGCTCGAGGATGATGGCGCTCTTGGCGTGGGTCTCCCGGGCGTGCTCGTAGCGTCCCACGAGAGAGTTGTAGACGAGCTCCTCCTCGCTCCCCGCAGTAAGCGAGATAGCGTGGACCGTGTGGAGGGGGGGCTCGGTCGGCATAGTCGGGACGGCCTCCCGGACGTCCCCGACCGTGCGACGAAGGAGTACCTCGGCGGCAATGGTGCCGAGGGGCGTGGCCATACGGACGTCCGATGACATCCCTAGGAACTTGAGGAGGTTGCCAAAGTCGGCGACGTTGTTCTGGATAGGCGTCCCCGATAGGATCCAGCGTTGGGGGGCCGTAATGCGGATGAGCTTGCGGAACCGCCCCGTCGCGTAGCCGTTCTTGAAGATATGCCCCTCGTCGCAGACGACCCTATCGAAGGGCAGGGTCTCAATGGAGTCGATGTGGTTCGCGGCCCTATCGTAGGTGGATAGGAAGACGGTCAGATGGGGCCGAGTGCCCGTCACCTGCTTCCACATCCAGTCGGGGGTCCCTGCGGCCGCCGCAGCATCGGCCGCCTTCGCACTCTTCTTATGCGGCTGGAGCGTGAGGCAAGTAATGCCCGCCTTCCGAATAGCCTCGGCCCACTGGGGCTGGAGCACAGGAGGGACCAGGAGGAGGGTGTTGACCTGCGTTCCTACGAGGAGCCGAGGGTCATTCAGTAGGAGGCCGAGGGTCATACAAGTCTTACCGAGGCCCATTTCATCAGCGAGGATACCTCCCCGCACCATAGGGGCCCCCGGGCGCTCCCTCTGGAGCATCCACTGGATAGCCACTTTTTGGTGGGGGTGATAGACGAAGTCCGCGGAGGGAGTAATGTAGGAGACGGCCATTTGGACGCTAACGCTGTAGGAAGGAAGGAAGGAAGGAAGGAAGGAGGCTGGAAGGAGGCTGGAAGGAAGCTTTGGAAATATACCCACCTGTATACCCCAGTGAACTGACAAAAGGCCGCCGGCTCCTTCAATTTTTTCCGAAATGGGGGCTCTATCGGCGGCTACTTAATTTTTCCAAATACGGGGCTCTATCGTCGCCTACTTGATTTTTCCGAAAAAAGACTTTGCCATTTTTCCGAAAAGTCTATTGCCCCCTATCTACTTGTACAGGGCGAGCGTACGGGCCGAGGGGTCCGTCGCCCCTGCGACAAAGCGGGGCATCCACATATGGGGAATGATACTCGTGGACCCCTCGCCATAGGCCTCTACAAAGAGACGACGATAGCGAAGGGCCTCTTGGGTCTTCGGCGGGTTGTGTAGGTGAGCATAGGCGGCGAGGTCTATCGACGGGTCGTCGGCTACTTGATACCACGGGGCCTCGACCTTCCCCGCGACCCCGTCGCTAAAGGCCTCCTTCTTGCGATAGAGAACCTCGAGCGGCAGGAGATCGCCCACTTCAAAGGCCTCGCGCAAGACCCGCTTCTCTATCATCTCCTTCTTTGTATCCGTTCCCTTACGAGGCCGGCGATACTCGCTATGAATGCCCTTCCACGTCGCCACTACGCTCTTATCGAGAAAGGGGGTGCGGGCCTCGAGCCCGTTGGCCGCCATTCCGCGGTCGGACCGCAGGACGTCGTAGAGGTGTATCTCTTCCAACAGTCGCTCGGTCTCGGCCTCGAAGGCCTCGTCCGAGGGCGCCGCATAGAAATACAGATAGCCGCCCCCTATCTCGTCAGACCCGTCGCCATTTAACACCACCTTTATATCGGTGTTTTCGCGGATATACTTGCCGACCAGATAGTTCCCCACAGAGGCCCGCACCGTCGTGATGTCGTAGGTCTCGGCGGCTCGGATGACCTCCGGGATAGCGGCGAGAAACTCCTCCCTCGTCTTGACGATCGTGTGGTGGATAGAGCCGATGTGGTCCGCTACTTTCTGGGCATAGACGAGGTCCGTGGACTCGGGCATTCCTATGCTGAACGTATGGAGCCGCTTCCCCGCGACTTTGAGCTGCGCGGCCGCAAGGGCGGCCACGAGACTGCTATCGACCCCGCCGCTCAGGAGGGCTCCAAGGGGCCGCTCGCACACGACGCGCTTCTTGACGGCTGCCACCACAGCGGCACGGAGGGCACTCTTGGCTTCCTCCCAGCGATAGGGATAGGCGAAGGCGGCCAGAGTCGTGTGGGGAATCGTATGGTATCGGCAGTCTTCCAACAGTGTCCCTTCGCTATCGTATCGACGATAGGTGCCCGGTGGGAAGGGGGCCACGGTCTCGTATCCAGGGAGCAGCGCTTTGAGCTCGGAGGCGAAGCAGAGGCCGCCGTCGGGATAGGCGGCGACAAAGAGGGGGCGGACGCCGTAGGGGTCGCGGGCCACAAGGGCCTCCCCCGTCGTCTCGTCGTAGGCGGCGATAGCAAAGACCCCGTCGAGCGTCCTACAGAATTCCTTGGGCGTCATTCGCTGGAGGAGGGGGAGGAGGACGAAGCAGTCGCTCGTGCCCTCGGCGACCGAGAGCCCGTGGCGTTCGGCCAGTTCTTTGTGGTTGTAGATTTCGCCGTTACAGACGAGGGCGGCGCCTTCCCGTCGGAAGGGCTGATGGCCGAGAGGCGTGAGACCGTTGATGGCGAGCCGCGTAAAGCCGAGGAGGGCGACGCAAAGGTCGAGGAAGGCCGTGTGCTCGGGGCCTCTCGCCTCCAGCGCCGCCAACGCCTTTTCGACGGCCTCTGCGGACGGCCTTTCTCGCCCCTTGCCTTTCAAGTACATCCATACGCCGCACATTCTCTCCGATTTCTTCCTATGAAAAATAGGGTGTCCTTCCGCAAGGGGGAAGGGGCTCCGCCCCCTTCAACCCCGACCCAGTCGGATGGGAACCAGGGACCTTTGGTCCCTGGTTCCTAAGCCAATTGTATCCGATGAATCCAATGAATCCAATAAACGTCAAACTTAGAAAATTAATAGGGAGGATGTGGGGAAGTCAATAGGGAGGATGTGGGGAAACTGAGATATTACACAACAGGGCCGCTCTCGATGCGCTCGACGGCCCCTCCCTCCGGAGGCGGAGGAAACAACGAGTCGACCGGCACCAGTCCCGGCATATCCGAGTAATCCTCTTCCTCTTCCTCTTCCTCCTCAGCGACTGCGACTGCCGCCGCAGCAACAGGAGGGCTCGTCGCCAGTACGATAACGGTACCGGTACCCGCACCCGCGGCTTGTGCGGCGCTCAGCGCAGGGTTTGCGACTGCGACTGTTGTTGCCCCCGTTCGTGCGTCCCACCGGAGAATGTGGAGCATCTGCGGCAGGTCCCGCGTGTTCATAAACTCCTTACACGCCGCCCACGCGATAGGAGTCCGGGTCGCCTTGTACTGTGCGTGGAGCTGAAAGAGCAGCGGCTTGTACTTGGGCGGGGCCTGGGCCATCGTGAGCGTATGCCGCTTGAAGATGTCCTCGTAGTAGTGGTAGACCTCGCCCGTCGCCGTCTTCCACGCCTGAATGAGGGCAT